TGCAGTACCGTAAGGTGTTTGCCAATGCAGTAGTGGGAGAAGCAAGAATCCCCCTGCTTTAGCTGTGGGGAGTGTCAAGAATCAAATGGATGGAAAAGAAGAGTTTGCGATCTCATATCCAAATGTTTCAGAGTTTACGTTGAAGATGGTAAGAGAGGAGCGATAAATATGTCAGACAAGCTCACACCAGACATAACCCCGCAACTCGCCATATCAGCATTCACAGTACTGCATCAATATTGCAGCTCAATCAGTCCACATGACTGCATCAGATGCACATTTTACGAACATTGCCCGGAGTGCTTCATGGGGTGTCCGGGAGATCAGGGCGAGACGATCAGGAAATTACAAAGCAATGAATAAAATTAGAGAGCTGGTATTTACCGGCTCTTTTTTAGCATAAAATTCCTCAAACATGTACCACAACTTTTCTGCTGACCTGTGATAAAATATACTCAGAAGTATTACTATGCGATTTTATAGCTTAATTCAGAAAGGATATGATTGGATGTTGATAAGATGGCAAACGAGAAAAATTTAATACCGAATTCTGAACGAACTCCGAGCGAACTCCGAGAAATAACTAAAAAAGGCGGTATTAAGTCGGGAGAAGTACGCCGTCAAAAAAAGACCCTTTCTGAATTAGCAAAGATGATAGCCGAGAACCCTGCCCCGACTGCTGCAAAGAAGAAGCTCACAAAGATGGGTATATCTGATGAGGACGCGAACAACAACGCCTGTATTGTAGCTGCTGTATACGATAAAGCTATCAAAGGGAACATGCAGGCAGTGGACAAGTGGGAACAGTTAGTAGCCGTATCAAAATCAGACGAAAGCAAATATGAACTTCCTGCCAGAGTGCTCGGCAAGGCATTCGTGGATATTAACCGACAGATTAAGCCCAACATTGAATATGTATTCGAGGGCGGCCGAGGCGGTCTGAAATCTTCATTCGTAGCTTTTAAAATTGTTGAGCTTATCAAGAATAATCCTCAGATGCACGCCTGCATTACAAGACAGGTGGCCGGTACTCTGAAAGATTCTGTATACGCTAACATGAAATGGGCTATCAACGAACTTGGACTGATGGAAGAATTTGAATGTAAGGTGTCACCACTTGAGATCAAGTATATTAAAACAGGACAGACAATATACTTCCGTGGTCTGGACGATGAAACCAAGCTGAAGTCTATTAAACCGGAATTTGGATATATCGGAATCCTCTGGAAAGAAGAAAAAGATCAAATGAAGGGAGATGATCAGGAACGTTCTGTTAATCAGTCAGTGCTTCGTGGTGGTGACGAGTCCTATGATTTTTCATCGTATAACCCACCAAAATCAAAATCAAACTGGGTAAACAGGATTAAGCTCATACCTAACCCGAAAAGAGTTATTCATCATTCGAGCTATCTGGAAGCCCCGGCGGAGTGGCTCGGACAGAAGTTTGTTGACGATGCAGCGCATCTGAAAGAAATCAATCCAGAAGCCTATGAGCATGAATACTTAGGTGTTCCAAATGGTGACGGCGGGAACGTATTTGAATATCTGGAGATTAGAGATATCACAGACGAAGAAATCAGTCGCATGGACAAAATATTTCAGGGGTGTGACTGGGGATTTTTCCCTGATCCGTATGCTTTTATTCGTTTGTATTACAATCATAATACTGAAAAGATATATCTCATTGATGAAATTTACGAAAATAAATGGAGCAATAGGAAATCAGCAGATGAGATTCTAAAAAGAAAATACGATGATTATACTATTACTTGCGATTCTGCCGAACCTAAATCAATTAATGATTATAGAGACTTTGGACTTCCAGCAAGGGGCGCGATAAAAGGGCCTGGAAGTGTGGAGTATTCGATGAAATGGCTTCAGACAAGAACTATTGTTATTGACCCTAAGAGAACGCCAAACGCTTACAAAGAGTTTTCAGAGTATGAATATGAAAGAGACAAAGATGGAAACGTTATAAGTGGATATTCTGACGAGAACAACCATTTAGTCGATGCCTGTAGGTATGCAACAGAATCATTATGGAGGAGAAGAGGGACCAATGCTTAAAAGAGGATATAGTCTAAAATATAGACGAATATATAAAATATGGCAAGGGATTCGCCAGAGATGCAATAATCCCAACGACAAAGACTATGAGGATTACGGTGGGCGAGGGATAAGGGTTTGCGAAGAATGGAATAAAAGCTCAGAAGCGTTTGTTCGATGGGCATTAGAAAACGGATATGCTGATAATTTAAGTATTGACAGAATAGACACAAACTCAGGCTATTCTCCAGAAAATTGCAGATGGGCAACATGGACGCAGCAAGCAAGAAACAAAAGAATGGAAAAAATAAATTCAACTGGTGTTACTGGTGTTTCCATGGACAGAGGGAAATATAGAGCAATAATCTATGTGAATAATAAAAAAGTTGATCTAGGCAGGCATAACACGCTTGAAGAAGCAGCAGAAGCACGTAGACAGGGTGAGATAAAATACTGGGGCGTGAGTGCATAATGGGACTTATAACAACACTAAAAAGGTGGTTTAACATGATTTTCAAAAAACAAGCCGAAGAGGATTTTAACATCCAAGCAGCGGAGTTTCCGGAGATGGAAGCACTGATTAACCGGTGTGCGAACATCTATAGGGGCGTGCCGGAATGGTTAGATGATAAGAATAATATCAAAACGATTAATTTCGCGAAATCTGTCTGCTCAGAAACAGCACGGCTCGCAACACTGGCGATCGGCATTCAGATAGACGGTTCCGCAAGGGCTACATGGCTACAGGAGCAGATTGACAAGGTATATTTCCAGATCCGGCACTGGGTAGAATACGGATGTGCTTATGGAACGGTATTTATCAAGCCGAACGGTGAAAGCCTCGACGTATTTACTCCGGCAGATGTGATGATTGTAGATTACGATAATCAGGAGATCAAAGGAATTATATTCAAAGATTCTTATACTGTTGGACGGAAATACTATACACGGCTTGAATATCATAGGTTCGTTGAGACCACAATAGATGGCGTAACAACTTATCCATACTACGTTTCCAACAGAGCTTATGTGTCGAAGTCCCCTCAGTCAATCGGTGACAGAATTGACCTTAAACAGACCAAATGGGCTGACCTCATGGCAGATACGCCACCGATTCTCAAGGCAAATGGTGAGAAACTGGACGGACCTCTATACGGAGTACTTCGGACACCACAGGCAAACAATGTAGACATTAGCACACCACTTGGACTCCCGATATTCGCCGAAGCCATTGAAGAGTTAAAGGACCTCGACATTGCATACAGCCGTAATGCCGGAGAAATTTTTGATTCGCAGAAGATTGTTCTGGCAGATGATAGACTGCTGATGCCAAGCGGTACACCTGTAGCAGCCATGTCGCCGCAGGGCATGGAGAACAGACGGAACGAGATGAACTTACCGCACTTTGTCAAGAATGTATTCGGACAGGATGAAAAAGAGTTCTATCAAGAAATCAATCCGCAGCTCAACACGGATACCCGTATAAGCGGCATAAATGCCCTTTTAAGCCAGTTAGGATATAAGATTGGATTCTCCAACGGGTATTTCGTTTTTAATGAATCTAGCGGCATTCAGACGGCTACAGGCGTAGAAGCGGAACAGCAGAGGACAGTACAGTTTATTAAAGACGTTCGAGACAAACTGGAATCCTGTCTGGATGAAGTAATCTACGCATTGAACGTTTACGCTGACCTGTACGGACTTGCACCTGTCGGAGCTTATGAAGTCAATTATGATTTCGGAGATATCTTGTATGTCAGAGAAAATGACCGTGCGAGATGGTGGCAGTATGTGACTACTGGTAAGGTTCCAGCATGGCTGTATTTTGCGAAGTTCGAGGGAATGACTGAGGAAGAAGCGAAAGCAATGGTCAAAGAAGCCCAGCCAGACGAACCGAAATTATTTGGAGATGAGTAGTTATGTTAAGCCCAGAGTATTTACGCCGGATAACAGAGGGCAGTGAACAGATTGCAGAAGAACTGCATCAGTATATCATCTCTGAGATCGTGTCGAGAATGATGGCAAGAATTGGTAGAGGTGAAGATTATATTCTGACCAATGCTGATGCATGGAGAATCAGAACACTGCAAGAATCTGGCGAACTGCTAGAGGACATTCTTGCAGAATTATCCAGATACACCAAACGTGAACAGCAGGAACTTCTTGAAGCGTTCGAAGATGCCGGAATCACTGCAATGAACTATGATGACAAGGTATATAAGGCGGCGGGATTAAGCCCTGTACCGCTCGAACAATCCCCAACTATGATAAGACTCATGGAGCGGAATATGCTTGCGACTATGGGCGAGTGGAAGAACTTCACGCGAACAACCGCAAGTGCCGCTCAGAGACTCTATATCGAGCAATGCGACCTTGCATATAATCATGTGATGACTGGGGCGGTCGGGTATACGCAAGCCATTAAAGAGGCGGTTAATAACGTTGTATCAGATGGCGTTACCGTCACATATCCATCTGGCAGGAAAGACACAATTGAAACCGCGGTTGCACGTTCTGTCAGAACTGGTGTGGCTCAAGCTACAGGAGATATATCCCTAAAGCGCATGGAAGAAATGGACTGGGATTTGATTCTGGTCAGTGCACACATAGGAGCCAGAACGGGCGACGGTGGTGAAAATCCGGGAAATCACTCATGGTGGCAAGGCAAGATATACTCTCGTTCTGGCAAGAGTAAGAAATTTCCGCCATTCTCACTGACCGGATATGGAACGGCAAGCGGATTGTCAGGGGTCAACTGTCGGCATAGCTTTGGGGCAAGTGACGGGGAATTTAATCCTTATGCAGAACTATCAGCGCAGGATAAAGCCAACAAAGGCAAACAGTACGAAAAAGAACAGAGACAACGTACTTATGAGCGGAGAATCCGTAAAACGAAGCGTGAAGTCTTTGGGCTACAAACAGGAGTCGACAATGCACCGAATGAAAAGGCAAAATTCGCATTACAACAAGATCTTGACCGGAAGTCTTATCTTTTACAGAAACAAAATGCTGCATACAAAGATTACTGCAAGCAGAACGACCTGAGGGAACTGCAAGACAGGCTCATGATTGCGAAGTGGAACCGCCAGAACGCCGCAAAAGCCAGAGGAGCGGCGAAACGATATAAAACAGCAAAGGGGATTGACTGATGGACAGATGGGAATATTTCAATCCAAATCCTGTTAAGGATAAGAGAACAGGAGATTGCGTTGTCCGGGCAATATGCAAGGCAACCGGCTTCGACTGGGAAACAGTATTCGCTGGATTAATGGTGCAGGCGTGTACTCTGTCGGATATGCCATCAGCAAATTATGTCTGGGGAGCGTACCTCTATAAACATGGATACAGGCGCAAACTGATAGAACAATCAGAGCGATATATCTATACAGTCAACGACTTTTGTACAGACCATCCGACAGGCACATACATCCTCTGCATAGATGGCCATGTGGTGACAGCGCAGAACGGCAAATATTTCGATACATGGGATAGCGGTAATGAGATCCCGGTATATTACTGGGAAAAGGAGTAGCTAAATGAGCATACAGGAATTTATTCAATTGTTTCTTTCAGTCTGCGGAGGGGTGTCCATTGTCGGAGGGGCGGCAGCCGTAATCTTTAAGTGGATTACACCGGCGTTCAGACTTAATAAGCGAGTAGAGACACTGGAAGAACATGACAAGCGAGATTATGAAAGTCTTCAGAGAATTGCAGAACGTGACTCATTAATCCTGGAAGTGTTATCGACTATGCTGGATAGCCAAATCAGTGGGAACAATGTCGAGGAGTTAAAAAAAACAAAACAGAAACTCACGGAGTATCTTGCACAGAATCAGCGTTAATTGCATTAATAAGGGGTATGCTCATGAAATTATATGTGTTCACTAAGAAAGATATAGACAGGTTCTTGATAGAGTGTAATTTTACACCAGATGAAGAAAAGCTGTTCCGACTGAGATGTCAGGAGCACACTCTTGAATACTGCGCTGAACAGATGAATGTGAGTATATCCACGGCGAAACGATTAAGCCGCCGGGTGAATAATAAAATAATTAAAGTATGCTAAAAAGTAAGGAGAGGATATTTTTACCCTCTCCCATTTTTTTAACAAAAATCTTCTTTTACAACCCTTTCAAGTAGTTTTATCACATATTCTGGCGGCGTTCTTCTCTCTGCCTCCCAGTCCTCTATGGTTCTTTTGGGTATCTCGTACTTATCGGAAAAAGCCTGCTGGCTCAATCCGGTGAATTCGCGTAGTTTTTTTATCATTATAAGATTATCCTTTCATCCTTATCCTGCCGATACAGGTTATTCTCAGTTTTCCATTCCTTTATAGTTCAATAGAAATTGAAAATTCACTTTCAAGCAATTCCTCAAAATCAGGATCTTCTTTTACTAAGCTTTTAAAAATGCTTCTGGTGTACATGGTGCCATATCAAAATGAAGGTTTTCTCTGATGCCATCGTTCATGTATGTTGCGATTACGTCCAAATCTTCCTGTGTCAGTGTGTATTCTTCTCCATATCTTGTCATTTTGTTTTCCTCCTAAATGATTTCTTATTTCCTCTTTCTGATATTATAATATCACTCAACGGGTGATAAGTCAATACTTTTTTGAGCTGTTTTAAAATTGATTTCCATGCAAGAAAAAATCCTGGAGCTTTACTTTTATTGATAAACATAGTAATCTGCGATATTATAAATTGGGCTATTTTTATTATTCTTCTATTTTTTTAATATCTTCTCTTACAACTCTCTCAAGCAAACTAATAACATACTCTGGAGGATTGCGTTTGCCACCATCCCAGTTTTCGATGCTCCTTTTAGGAATACCGTATTTTTCAGAAAAAGCTTGCTGTGTAAGTCCAGATAACGTTCTGATTTCGTGAAAATCAAGAGGATTTGAAGAAACTTTTTCGGGAAAAACATCCTCCTCTCTCACCTGATAAGAAAAGAATCCCATCGAGGACGGAAGGATCCTGAAATAGAACACCTCATTGCCTTCTTCTGTCCAGGTTTGCTGCAAAAATATTTTTGAGCGCTGTTCATCTAATGCAAACTTTTCATCTGAATCAGAATAAACAGCATAAGAACATAAATTTCCTGTGTCAGTTTTTATTCTTTTCATTTCATCATAGATAAATCTAGTTCTGACATATCTAACTATACTATATACTTGTTCTATTTTAAGATTTGGAAATAAAATTCCAATCTGTTTATATGTCCTGTTCCAAAAACGCATATTATATTTAGCATCTAGTTCTATTGATACATCACTATAACCATTACTACAAACTGACAGAAGATGATACACTGTATCAATTATTTCCTTATCATTGATTGGAGAAATTAATTCTGCATTATCTGGAAAATCAAATGGTAAAAGATTTGACTTCTCCTGATTCTCAAGATCGTGTTTTACCATGTTCAAAAACTCTTCATAATCGTATTTTTTTAACATCTTATTTCCGCTCCATCTTTTCTTCATAATCGCTCAAAGCTTCTTTAAATTTTCTTTCGCAAATATTGTTTTCGCAATCAATATCGCTATTTAATTCAACGTCTAATTCTCTTGGACTGTAAGCGCAATAACGGTTTTCGATAAACCATTTTGCTTCTTTGATCTCGTAAATAGTTTCCATGGCTTTTTTCATGCGCTCCGGCATTTTCTTTCTACCTTTGGATTCATGAAAATTAATGCAACTGTTTCCATACTCGATCATTTTCTTACGGATATCCTCAGCCCAGGCGATCTGCTTTGGACTACCAATCAGTTCCGGTAATTCTTTACACATATTCTTTGCTTCCCTCCATGCTTTCTTGAGACCAGAGGAAATAGACATTCTCATTTTCTTAACTAACTCCCATGCTCTTTTCATTATTACCGCTAAATTATATTTTTTCATGTCCTTTTCCTCCTTAGTTTTCTTATTTCCTCTTTCTGATATTATAATACCACTCAATGAGTGATAAGTCAATACTTTTTTGGTACTTTTTTGATCGATATATCTATGCAAAAATATAATCAGAAAGGTGGTGCATAAGATGGCATTATATAACAATCCTTATCAATATAGTTTTGGCGTTCCGGGGCAGATGAATCAGTTCCAGCAACAGCCTGTCCAGATGCCAGCTCAACCAGTACAGCAACCCCAGCAGAACAACAATGGCATCCTGTGGGTATCCGGCGAAGTCGGTGCAAAATCCTATCTGGTAGCACCCGGGACAAGTGTTTTGCTGATGGACAGTGAAAGTGAAAAGTTCTACATAAAATCCACAGACGTTTCTGGTATGCCACAACCATTACGGACGTTTGAGTATCATGAAATAGGCACTCAGATGCCGCCTAAACAGCCTGTTCAGAACATGGACAGTAAATACGTCACCAGACAGGAATATGACGATTTAAAGGGTAAATACGAAGCTATCATAAACCGATTAAATTCTTTTTCTGAACCTGTTAGAGCTAATACCGCACAGGAATCAGCGGTCAAGGGAGGAAATGCAGATGAGTAATCCATTGTTTAACGCGCTTGGTGGCGGGATGCCGCAGGGAAATGGGCTAATGCAGATGATACAGCAGTTTATGCAGTTCAAACAGAATTTTAAGGGAGACCCGAAGGAAGAAGTTCAGAAGATGTTACAGTCTGGGAAGATTTCCCAACAGCAACTCAATCAAGTTCAACAGATGGCAGGGCAGTTTCAAAATCTGCTGAAGAATATGAAATAGTACATTACAATCTGGCCAGATTGATGTAAATACACAAAAAGGAGATTATAACTATGGATGGAAATTATAGCTTAGCAGATATTGCCGCTGCTACTGGAAACGGTAGAAATAATGACGGCATGTTTGGTGGAGATGGTAGCTGGTGGATTATTGTTTTATTCATTTTTGCTTTCTTTGGATGGGGAAACAACGGCTGGGGCAATAATGGCAATGGTGGCGGATATGCAGCCACAGCAGCTACTCAGGCAGACATCCAGAGAGGATTTGACAATTCCGCAGTAATCAGCAAACTTGACGGAATTAACAACGGTCTCTGCGATGGATTCTATGCAGCGAACAACGGTATGCTTACCGGTTTTAATGGAATCAACACAAACATCATGCAGACTGGATTTGGAATCCAGCAGGCAATCAACGCTGATACTGTAGCGAATATGCAGAACACCAACGCTTTACAGGCTCAGCTTGCGAACTGTTGTTGTGAAACCAGGGAAGCTATCCAGGGCGTGAACTACAATATGGCACAGAATACCTGTGCATTGCAGAACACCATGAACAGCAACACAAGAGATATTATCGACAGCCAGAACGCAGGGACAAGAGCGATTCTTGACTATCTCTGCAATGAAAAGATTTCTAACCTGCAGGCTGAAAACAATGACCTCAGACGTGCCGCTTCTCAGGATCGCCAGAGTGCATTGCTTACAACTGCAATGGCTTCACAGACACAGCAGCTTATTAATGCGATTAATCCAGCACCGATCCCGGCATATCAGGTTCCTAACCCGAACACATTTTACGGATGTGGATGCAATACTGGATGCAATTGCTGATAACTTCATATCGAGAGTATCTTTCGATTGATTTCGGATGTCGGCTTATGCCGTATTACACAGAGGGGCAGGCTGAGACCTGTCCTTTTGTGATATGAAAGGGGTATTTTTATGGCAGAATTTACAAATGTGGCTGCTCAGACTGTAGCAGCAAATGGAAACGTAGTATTTTCAAACACAGCAGTTAAGGGTTCTAACTGTATTCAGCACAGAGAGGGAAGTGGAATTATCACACTGAGAGGACTGACTAATCAGTGTAAAGCGAGATTCTTCGTGGATTTTTCTGGCAATATCGCAATTCCAACAGGCGGTACTGTCGAGGCTATCTCTCTGGCTATTGCAATTTCTGGTGAGCCGGTTCTTTCTTCTCAGATGATCTCCACGCCGGCAGCAGTGGATCAGTACAACAATGTGTCCTCTGGCATCTATATTGATGTACCTCGTGGATGCTGCGTTAATATTGCGGTAGAAAACACAAGCGGTCAGGCTATTTCTGTTGCGAACGCAAACATTGTCGTGACCAGAGAAGCGTAGGAGGTGCAGTTATGAGAGATATTAAAGATTTATGCGCAAGAATTGAAGATGAACTGTCCAAAATCGCTGACAGTGGACTGACCACTGGAAATCTGGATATGACGTATAAGCTGATTGACATGTACAAAGATATCAAGAATACACAGTACTGGGACAAAAAAGTGGAGTACTATAACACTGTCCTTGATGAGATGCGTGGCGGCTATAATGACGATTACAGCGAACGCGGAAGAAAGCGTGACAGCATGGGGAGATACAGTGCAAATGACGGCAGGATGATGCCGGATTACGACAGGGGTAGTTCTTATGCCAGACGTGGTGAGCATTATGTCAGAGGGCATTACAGCCGTTCTGACGGACGAGATGCTTATGACGACTATATGACACAGAAACAGAGCTATCGTTCCGGCAAATCTGAGGACTGCAAAAGAAAGATGCTTGCTGCTCTGGAAGAACACCTGGACGAACTCACAACAGAAATGAGCGACATGTCCAAGGACGCAGAGTGCCGGGAAGAACGTGATCTTGTCAAGAGATACGTGGAAAAACTCCGGGATATGCTCTAATTGGCTAAAACATGTACCACAACTTTTTGAAGGTTCTGTGATACAATATATTCGTAGGGAAGATTTGTAAGCAGAAATGCTTGACATAGACATTTTTATTGCTTTCCTCCTTTCTTGGGTGCGTGTCCTTAATAGAAAATGCAGTGTTTATCCAACACAAGAAGCATGAGGTTGAAAAGCGGACGCAATTTCCGACACGCGCCATTGCCGTTAGTGCATGACGGCATACCTCCTCGTTAGCACATATAACTGAACAGTGAAATCCAACCCGTGCAGAGGTGTGCGACCGTATAGGCGGTGTTGACGTAGCCCGAACGTCCCGTGTTTAGGCATAGCACGTAAAATACCTTGCTAACCCGGGAATCCGGGTTATGTGGAACCTATCGGCTATAGGACAAATATCTATAGATACAAGTTTTCCAGTTCGACTCTGGAAGTTCCGCTTACCCTGCCAGTGGTCTAACTGGCTTAATCCACTTACCTGCGGCGGCAGGTCAATAAACACGACCAGGAGGATGTATATGCAGAAACTTATTGACACATTAAAATCATTTGGAATTGAAATCCCGGAGGATAAACAGGCAGATGTAAAGAAAGCACTTTCTGAACATTACAAGAATGCTAAAGAAGTAGCGAAAACTCTGTCGAAAGTCGAAGGTGAACGCGATGACTGGAAAGTACGTGCTGAGACAGCAGAAGAAACCTTAAAAAGTTTTGACGGTATCGACCCGGCAAATATTAAAAGCGAGTTAGAGACTTGGAAACAGAAAGCGGCAGATGCAGAGAAAGAATTCAATGCAAAAATCTACGACCGTGATTTCTCGGATGCTCTGAAAGCGGCACTCGATGACGTTAAGTTTTCCAGCGAAGCGGCAAAGAAATCAGTCATGGCAGACATCAAAGAAGCAGGATTAAAGCTGAAAGACGGCAAAATTCTCGGATTAAATGATCTGATTGAGCAGATGAAACAGTCTGATGCATCCGCTTTTGTGGACGAATCTCAGCAGCAGGCTCAGCAGAACCAGGCAAGATTTACCACTCACGTTGGACAGCAGCAGACACCGGGAAGTATGACCAAAAAAGATATCGAAGCGATCAAAGACCCGTCCGAGAGACAGGCTGCAATTGCTCAGAATATCCAGTTATTCCAGTGATTTTTACACCGACTATACACCAGAGTATAGCCGCTAACCCAATACCTTAACAATTATGGGTAGAAAGGATTTTTTATGCCAGCAAAAACAAATCTTATTATGACTAATGATATCCAGGTAACGGTACGTGAGATTGATTTTGTTACCAGATTCGAAAGAAACTGGGAACACTTGCGTGAGATTCTGGGTATCATGAGACCTATCAAAAAGCAGCCGGGTGCTGTACTCAAGTCCAAATACGCAGAGGGTACTTTACAGCGTGGAAATGTTGGTGAGGGTGAGGAAATCCCTTACAGCAAGTTTACCGTAAAAGAAAAGACCTATGCGGAAATGACTATCGAAAAGTACGCAAAGGCTGTATCTATCGAAGCAATCAAGAACCACGGTTATGAGAACGCTGTTCAGATGACTGATGACGAGTTTCTTTTCCAGCTTCAGACTGATGTTACCGGCAGATTCTATAACTATCTGAAAACCGGTACACTTACTTCCACAGAAACAACATTCCAGATGGCTCTGGCAATGGCTAAGGGTCGTGTTGAAAACAAATTTAAACAGATGCACAGAAATGTGACTGGCGTTGTTGGATTTGTCAACATTCTGGACGTATATGAATATCTCGGAGCAGCTGAGATCACTATTCAGAATCAGTTCGGATTCCAGTACATGAAGGACTTTATGGGATTCAATACAATCTTCTTACTGTCCGACAGCGAGATTCCGAGAGGACAGGTTATTGCTACCCCTGTTGAGAACATCGTACTTTACTATGTAGACCCGAACGAGTCTGACTTTGCGAGAGCAGGTCTTGTGTATACCGTATCTGGCGAAACAAACCTGATCGGATTCCATACACAGGGCAACTACCACACAGCAGTATCCGAAGCGTTTGCGGTTATGGGACTTACTCTTTTTGCAGAGTACATTGATGCAATCGCAGTAATTACCATTGACGAAACACCAACGCTCGGCACTCTGACAGTAACATCTGCGGAAGGAACAGCAACTGGTGATACAAAAATCACTGTAAATCCGGCTAAAGAAAACGCTGGCAATGTGTATAAATACAAAGTTGCAGCAGATGCAGTAACTGTTGGATATGGACAGAATCTCAGAAACTGGAGTACTTGGGATGGAAAAGCCGATATCACAGCGGCAACCGGACAGAAGATCACAGTAGTTGAGTGTGATGGAACATACAAAGCGCTGAATGCCGGAAGTGCAAGCGTAACAGCAAAATGACAAACGTAGGAGGTAACTGGCATGGCTTATGCAGATTATGAATTTTACACAACTTCATATTTCGGTTCAGTCGTGCCAGAAACCGACTTTCCACGACTGTCAGAAAGAGCCAGTGATTTTGTGGACACAATGACATTTGACAGGTTGGTGGATGGACTGCCGACGAACGAACGCTCACAGAAGCGTATCAAAAAGGCGGTCTGTTCACTGGCTGAATTGATGTATCAGATTGAACTTGCTGAAAAGAATGCTATTAATCAGGCATCGGCAAATGTAACCGACATAAATGTCGGGAACATCTCAACAGGCGTTGTAACCTCTGTATCATCCGGCAGCGAATCCATCTCTTACGCAACACCTCAGCAGATTGGGGCGAGTGCAAAAGAGTGGAGTGCGGTATATGCCGCCGCCGGAGATGCGCAGAAAACGAACGACTTGCTTCTTAAAACAGCTCTACCACTTCTAATGGGAGTAAGGACAGATGATGGCATACCGATATTGTATGCGGGATTATAAAAGGAGGCAAAGATGGAAGCATTATTTACAAATGTAACTCTAATTCTAGCAGTAATCAGTGTTCTGGCATTTTGCGTGTCTGTGATTACACAGGTAATTAAAAATGTTGGGTTCCTGTCGAAAATTCCGACAGATGCCTTGGTGCTTGTACTGTCTATCGGAATTACTGTAGCCGCTTTTGTGGCGTATATGCAGTACATTCACATGACAATCTTGTGGTATATGATTTTAGCAGCTATCATGGCTGGGTTTATTGTGGCGTTTATTTCCATGTTCGGATGGGAGAAGATTACGGAATTGTGGAAGCGAACGTCCAAGGTTGACGTGGATAAGCTGAATAAGAAAGAGTGATTTTATGGGCGGACGTGGCGGAAGTAGCGGCATTGGCTCCGGCGGAAGTAGCGGTTTTGATGTAACCAGAAACGGTGAAACAACGAGGTATTATTTTTCAAGTAAAAACGGACAGCATTACTATCAGGTTGGGATTGGCGGTGCGCCACAGCCTACCCCACTGAATATGACTGCAAATGAGTTCAGAAAAAGAGTAGCGTCCAATGGTGCGACTGTAAGAAATATTTCTGGAGCTGAAAAGAAAAGAGATTTAAAGGCGTATAAGGCTGACCGCAAGGCGACAAATACGTTCTTGGATAAAGAAACAGCATCGAACAGGACGCTGTCCAGTGGTTCGAGAGCAGATGCAAAAGTCAACCGCGTAAACCGCCGCAGACGTCGAAGAAAATAGCCTATGGCAAATAAAGAGACAAGCATAGCTTACGAAAATCTGAATCGCCGTATTTTTCCCGGCATTGGCGAATACGGTATACCACAGATAGAACCGGAGATATTTGAGGGTAACTGTGAATTTGTCGGTTTTAATTATGCCAGAGGGAAATGCAGTAATCCAGAAGGGAAAGCCGTTCATTTCTTTTTGGACGATTACCAATTCGATGCACTATGGAGAAATCCAGACAGGTACGTGGACAAGCTGAGCAAATTCCGGTACATTCTAACACCGGATTTCAGCACCTACACCGATTTCCCTAAAGCTATCCAGATATACAACCATTACCGCAAGCACTGGATAGGTGCATATCTGCAAGAATATGGTTGCCGTGTGATTCCGACAATATCATGGAGCACACCAGATAGCTATGAATGGTGCTTCGATGGAGAGCCAGAGAGTGGAACAGTTGCGGTATCTTCTGTTGGTTGCATGAATGGAAAGAAAAAGAAAGAACTATTTCTTTCTGGTTACAATGCCATGATTGAACGATTGCACCCAGAAAGCATTATCTTTTACGGGAAAGTGTCGGAAGAGTGCAAAAGGCAATATTGTCCGAATAAAACCATTCTCTGATAGATTTTCAAAAGCAATATGTGAAGGATAGGAGGGTATCATGTACGAAAAAACTGTGACGATTTTTGATTATTACGAATCAGCCACGACAGGAGATGCGTACTGGTATCCTCATGTGCTATCCGGTGTTGACCTCATTGCGGACAAGGGAGCAATCCTCAAAAAGTACGGACCAGACGCAACTGACAATGCACAGTTACACGTTCGATATACCGTCCAGAACGGCGGTATAACCATTACTGATAAAGACGGCAAGATTCTTCCGTGGGTGCCAGTTAAGGAGTGGAAAAGGCAGATTAACAATGCTCTGGAAGATACTATCACATTCTCGGACGAATCATTCTTCTGGGAGGGTGAGTGGACTGGTGGAACGGTAATTGACAGTGATTATCGGAATGGATTCTACCAGTACATGAATGAGAACAAGGATAACGTGTTTAAGATTACCAGTGTAGGCGGTCCGTATACGCTAATTCCACATTTTGAGATTCTGGGTAAGTAATATGAGTAAGATTCATCATTTTAAAGGATTCTCCGTAGTCGATGGAGATATGAAAATCAAGCTGAATATGGACAGATTTTCCAGACAGTATCAAGAAGCCCAGTATCTCCTTGATGGAATGGTTATGGACAGTATGGTTCCGTTTATGCCGATGGTTACAGGAGACTTTATCAACCGAACAAGAGTTGAGAGTACATCCTTGCAAGGAACTGGGAAAGTATGCGCAGCGGCGGCACCTTATGGACGTTTTTTGTATGAGGGAAAAGGAATGGTTGACGAAGCAACTGGAAGTCCCTACGCAAGACGTGGAGCAAAGAAAGTTCTCGTTAGTCAGTTTTCTGGTCAGACAGCCGCAAAAGAGAATCTTGAATACACCAAACAGGCTCACCCACAGGCGCAGGCAAAGTGGTTCGATGCCGCTAAACGGCAATATGGTGATACTTGGATTCGCAAAGTAAAAGCACAGGCAGGAGGTGGCAGACATGGCAGATAAACCTATCGGAAAAGATGCAACTGGATATGAGATTCTGACAGATGCCATGAAAGCACTTCTGAACCAGTATCCGGGACTATACGAAAATGAAACAATCAAGTTTGAGGAACTCGGTAAGGAATCAGGTATTGCGTTCTCGGCAGACAACGGGGCGCTGATCTATTTAGAAAAAGAAGATGTCTGCGGAACGATGCATCAGGTATGCCAGTATCCATTTTACGTGGTATACCGAACAGCATCCGACAAGGAACGACAGAAGTTATCTGTTCAGAAGTTCCTTGACAATCTCGGTAAATGGATATGTCGAGAACCAGTTGTCATAAATGGCTCTGAGACACGCTTAAATGCGTTTCCTGAACTTTCGCAGGGACGAGTGATAAAACGTATCACCCGTGACAACTCCTATGGTTTAGAACCGCAGGAGAGTGGAGTACAGGATTGGCTATTGCCATTATCAGTGCGCTATGAAAACGCTTATGAAGTAATATAACAAGTAACAACCGGCTATCAATTGGAGATAGTTGCTAACCTACACAGCCTTTTAAAAGTTATAGGCAGAAAGGACATTTCTATGGCAGTTACAGGCAAAATTGACCGTAAATATATGGCTCATTACATCGATGCGGGTTCTCTCTGTAGAGGACTGGCACCGAAGTATGAACGTCTTGGAAAAGATCTGGAAGAGTATAACGTAGAACTCAATCCAGATACTGAAACATCTAAAAACATTCTTGGAGAATCCACATTCAAACATAACGGCTACGAAGTTTCTTCTGATGCTGATCCGTTCTATGCAGATACCACATCAGACCTGTTCACAGCGTTGCAGAAGATTGTAGATGGACGTCTCAAAGATGACAACCTCAAAACAAAAGCAGTTGAGGTTCATCTGTGGACAGAAGCTACAGCAGGAAAGTATGAAGCATATCAGCAGGACTGCTACGTTGTGCCGACAAGCTACGGCGGCGATACATCCGGCTATCAGATTCCATTTACCGTTAACTATGTCGGCGAACGTGTAAAAGGAAAATTTGACATCAGTTCCGGTACGTTCACAGCTGACAGCGAATAAGCACATATACAAGGAGGATGCACTAAATGGCAAAAGTAATTAATACCAAAATTGATGATGGAATTCTCATTTTTACATTCACCAACAATGAAGATGAAGTTTTTTCTTCTTTCAAGCTTAACCCGACGGATATCAATGTGGCAGCACGTGCAGAAGAGCTGACAGAATACTTTGAGCAGCTTAAGGATTCTATCCAGAAAGTCACTTCCGGCAAAGAAATGGCTGAACTGAATAAACAGATCGAAGACAAAATCAACTATCTGCTCGGATATGAAGCGTCAAAAGACTTGTTCAAGGAACCGATCACAGCAACCACTGTTTTCGGTAATGGTCAGGTGTTCGCTTACATTGTTTTGGATAAGATCGCAGAAGCAATCGCACCGGAAATTGAAAAGAGAAAAAAGAAAATGCAGGCAGCAGTCAATAAGTATACGGAAAAGTATGCAAAATGACCGCCTATGAGCTTCCCACCTCACTCAATATAAGTGGGGTGGATTTTTCTATTAGAACCGATTTTCGAGCGATTATTGATATTCTCATAGCCATGAATGACCCAGAACTGGACGAGCAGGCGAAAGCAGTTGTTATGTTGCAGATTCTGTTTGAGGACTGGCAAAGCATACCGTCTGAGTGCTGGGACGAAGCTTGCCAGAAAGCATCGGAGTTCATCGACTGCGGACAATTGGACGATAATCCAAATCACCCAAAACCTCGTTTGATGGACTGGGAACAGGATGGAGATATGATCGTGCCGGCGGTAAACAAGGTTGCTGGTAAAGAAATCAGAGCCGTACCGTATATGCACTGGTGGACGTTTTTTGGCTACTTTATGGAATCTGGGGAATGCCTATTTAATACAGTTGTCGGGATCCGGTCAAAAAAGGCAAAAGGCGAACGCCTGGATAAATGGGAAAAGAAATTCTATCAAGAAAATAAAAACACAATTGACATAAAAACACGTCTCAGCGAAGAAGAGCAAGCTTATAAAGATAAGCTGAATGAGATGTTGAACCTCACAAATAGTTAGGAGGTGAATATATGGCTGCTGATGGCTCAGTCATTATTGATACCAGAATGGATACAACCGGTGTCCGAAATGGCGTATCAGCTATAAAACAGTCATTTAACGGCCTTGGGGGTGCTGTAAAGAAAATCGGTCTGCTGATTGGCGGGGCGTTTGCTGTCGGCAAATTAGTGCAGTTCGGAAAAGAGTGCGTGGAGCTTGGCTCTGACCTCGCAGAAGTGCAAAATGTGGTCGATGTTACATTTACGACCATGTCGGATAAAGTCAATGAATTCGCAAAGAACGCCATGACCTCAGCCGGATTATCAGAAACCATGGCAAAAAGATATGTCGGCACGTTCGGAGCAATGTCCAAGTCATTTGGATTCTCAGAATCGCAGGCTTACGACATGTCAACGGCTCTGACGCAGCTGACCGGTGATGTAGCATCATTTTATAACATCAGTCAAGACCTGGCTTATATCAAACTGAAATCAGTGTTTACGGGCGAAACAGAAACGCTCAAGGACCTTGGCGTGGTAATGACCCAGTCGGCACTTGATCAGTATGCGCTGGCGAACGGATACGGAAAAACCACATCTGAAATGACAGAACAGGAGAAAGTTGCTCTCCGCTTGGCTTTTGTGCAGAAACAGTTATCGGCTGCATCTGGAGACTTCATCCGTACTTCTGACAGCTGGGCGAACCAAGTGCGAGTGATGCAGTTGCAGTTGCAGTCTCTCAAGGCAACAGTCGGACAGGGACTGATTAATATTTTCACGCCTGTTCTGAAAGTTATTAATGTTCTGCTAGGCAAACTGGCAACTCTGGCAAATGCTTTTAAAAGCTTCACAGAACTGATTACTGGCAAGAAATCATCAGGTCAGACAAGTGGAAGTGGAGCAGGTCTCACAGGCGATGCAAGTGGCGTGCAGGACACAGCAGATGCTTACGGGCAGGCGGCAGACAACGCCAGCAAGCTTGCGGATTCTACAGAAGATGTAGCCGATGCAACAAAAGACGCGGCTAAGGCTGCAAACGGATATCTTAGTCCGCTTGATGAGATTAGCCGGTATTCAACTCAGAACACATCGTCAACAGCAAGTAAAGTCCCGCCCTCAGGAACAGGGTCAGGAGGAAATCCTGGTGGTCTGGCTGGAGCTGTTGGAAATGTTGACTATGGGAAAGTAGCAGAGGGCGAAACTGCGCTGGATAAAATCAGCAAATCAGCTGAAAAGCTTGCAAAGCTCTTGAAAAAGCTCTGGAAACCATTTCAGGATGCTTGGAAAAAAGAGGGTAAAAACACCATTAATGCGGCAAACATTGCTTTGTCGGGAATTGCAAAGCTTGCTAAAAGTGTAGGCAAAAGCCTTGTAGAGGTCTGGACAAACGGCACAGGCACAACGATGCTTACGACCATGCTGAGGATTGCTCAGAATGTGCTTAAGACCATCGGAAATATTGCATCCGGTTTTGCCGATGCGTGGAATAAGAACAGTGTTGGGACACAGATTATCCAGAATATTGCAAATGCTCTTGTGGTAGTTATGCAGTTCATTGAGAGGATTGCCGCAGATACGGCGACATGGGCGGCGAACTTGGATTTCTATCCATTGTTGGAATCTATCAGTAATTTGACAAGTGCATTTGCACCAATTCTGGAATCCATTGGAAATGTACTTGAATGGATTTACAACAACATTGTCCTCCCGATGCTAAAATGGGTCATTGAGGTAGGGCTTCCGACAGTGATTAATCTGGTGTCAAAAGTAGCTACGTTTCTCGCCGATCATCAGTCGATCGTTGAAGCGTTCGGTGCGGCCCTGATCGGGGCGTTCGCAGCGGCGAAGATTGCAGGATTGGCGTCGATAATCATTAAAAACGTGTCTGGAATCGCTATGGCCGCAAAGGGGCTTATCTCGTTAATGACTGGTACAGGCGGCATCATGGGCGGTATCAAAGCTATTGCAACAGCTATCGGACCAGGCGGAGTCTTTGTCCTTGCAGTCGGCGCATGTATTGCGATTGGTGTATTACTGTACAAAAACTGGGACAAAATTAAAGAAATGGCTGGAAAGGTATGGGATTGGGTTTCTAATAAAACAAGACGTTTTGTTGAGGATATTGGGAATAAGCTCAGAGGCTTAGCTACCAAAATGACGACCATTTGGGGGAGCATAAAGGCCAGCGCGCATCAGAAATGGAATGCTATATGGTCTACCGTTAGTGGTTTTGTTGAAAGAATCAAGAATGCTATTGTTGATAAATTCACATCCGCTAAAAACACTGTAGTCGGTGTATTTAACGGAATGGGAGACGCTATCAGGTCTGTTCTGAACAACATCATAAGTGTTGTAAACGGGGCTATCAGTAAAGTGAATGGAGTTGTTAGTGCGATTGAATCAGCGTTCTCTTTCGGCCCATGGAAAGTACCGACCCCATTCGGCTCAAAGACTATCGGATTCAGAGCTACTTTCCCAAGAGTGCCGACGGTCCCGTATTTAGCCAAGGGTGCAGTTATTCCACCAAGAAGTGAGTTCCTTGCAGTTCTGGGCGATCAGAAACAGGGTAACAACATCGAGACACCAGAAGCTCTACTCAGAAAGATTGTCCGAGAAGAAACAGCAGGACGGCAGGCAGGCGGTGGAAGTTACCGATTTACAGCGCAGATCAACCGCAGGACACTGTTTGACGAGATGATGAAAGAAGCACAGATGAGACGAGATACAAGCGGTAGAAACCCGTTCGAGATGGCATAGAAAGGAGGGCGTTATGGAAAAGTATAAAATCAACGGAACAATAATTTGGCAACCGGATAAAGACCTTGCGCTCTCCTTTGCCACGACTTACACAGAATCCAGCCAGAGAACACAATACGGTGTAGGCTACTTTACACCGATGTTTACCGTAGAGCAGTATACATATAAGGGTAGCGACCTCCCAATGGAGGAAGCAACTAAGATTTTGCAAATGATAGCAAAAGGACATAAATTTACGCTACATTATTTTTCGCCGTATTACGGAGTTTGGAGAGACGCTCCGTTCTACGTAGGTCAGACACAAAACATAGCTATCGGGGAACTGTCGGACGATAGAAAGATTATGTCAACATTAGAGTTTAACATGACGGGGGTGAATCCACTGTGATTAACGTAAGTAACGCATTTAGAGAAAAGCTTGAAGCTGGTGAGCCAGTCAGAATGGTAGTGGATATCACCTTTCCTGACGGAACAAAAAAGACCATCAACAAAGATATCATGAACGGCGACAACGGGTTTTCTGACTGTGCAGAGAGCAGTAGCTTTCCGGTCGGCGCTACTATCTGTAAAACACTGACGCTGAGCATTAATAACGATCAGGAGCAGTGGAAGAACTACAGCTTTTACGGAGCTAAGGTTCATGCTTATCTGAAGCTTCAGACGTCGTATGCAGCACCGGAATCTGTAAGCACGCTGCTGGACGAAAGTTATAACCCGATTCTGGACAGTACCGGCGATCCTATCATCGCAACGCAGGCAGCTACAAAAGACATCATCGAAACTATAGACAAGGGAGTCTATACAGTCACTACGCCGGAGCAGTATTCGGATATCATCAATGTTACGGCGTTGGATGATATGTATAAGGCGAATAAGGTATATACTAGCGGACTGAAACTACCGCAGTCGCTCATTAACCTTGTCAGAGATGCTTGTAAGACTGTCGGCATAGGCATGAATCTAACCATGGACCATGGCGATATTATAATAATAAGAAGCGTTCCTGACAGTATGACGTTTCGCCAGCTGTTCGGATATGCGGCTATGGTCGAGTCCGCGAACGCCAGAATTGACTATTCTGGTAACCTTCAATTTGTGAAATGGGACTTTGAAAAGACAAATATACCGGAACTAAAAGACTACGGCAACCCGCCTACACTTTCCAGTGACGATATAGTTATAACTGGAATCAAGGTAACGAACGGGCAGTCAAACGACGATACCGATACTGATTATTCTGGTATGTACGGAGAGGAAGGGTACATCCTCGAACTTGAGAACGAGCTGATTGATACCGATCAGCTTCAGACAGTAGCGAATATCATCGGTGAACAGATTGTAGGAGCACGATTCCGGAACCTTGAGGGTGATCTGGTGTACAATCCACTCGTCGAGTTTGGCGACATGGTGTACACTTACGACCGATTAGGGAATAAGTATCTTACTCCTCTGACAGATGTATCAGGTAATGTGGGCGGCCTGACTACAGTTAAGACACAGGCTGATGATCCAATCCGGGGCAGTAGCAACTTTTATAGCGACAGCACAAAAGCCATCGTTGCTGCCCGAAAAATGGTTAAAAAGGAAACTTCTGCCAGAGAAGAGGCTATGCAAAAGCTCAACGACAGGATATCTAATGCGAGCGGCATGTACTCTACAGATGTTCAACAGGCAGACGGTAGTATCATCAGATATCTTCATGACAAAAAGACCCTCGGAGAATCTTTAAACGTTATCAAGATAACCTCTGACGCTATCGGATTTAGTACAGACGGAGGCAAGACATTCCCCTACGGTGTTACTGTTGATGGCGAGACTATCACAAGGCTTTTGTATGCAGAAGGAATCAATGCTGACTATATTAACGCCGGAACGCTCATTGTAAGAGATAAGAATGGGAACGCGATATTTGAAGCGGATATGGACACCGGATCAGTCACCCTCGACGGAAGTTATGTGACGATCGGCGGTAAACCACTTGATGAAAAGATTGAAGATGTTGAGAACATGGCAGCTCTGGCCAGAAACATGACCATGCAGCTTGATAACGACTATCAGGGCATCCCGGTTGACAGCGACGGCAACTATACAGAGTTCCCGGAGTGCACCACAACGGCGACCGTCATGTACGGCACACAGGATATTACGGATAGCTGTACATACACGATAACGACGTCCCAGAACATACAGGGAAACTGGGATAAGGAAACTAAGACATACACTGTCACTGGGCTGACCGCAGACAGTGGCTGGGTTGATATCCGGGCAGTGTATCTAAATAATCTGGCAGTGACAAAGAGATTTTCGATAGCGAAACAGTACGCCGGACCGCAGGGAATTCCGGGCGTTGGAATAGATGGAAAGACAACGTATCTGCATATCCAGTACGCACCGGTACAGAACCCGACAGCGGCGCAGATGAGCAAGACACCAAACAAGTATATCGGAACTTATACGGACTTTTCTGGCGTTGACAGTACCGACCCAACGAAGTACACATGGGCGAAATTTGAGGGTGACCAAGGCGCACAGGGGCCAAAGGGAGCAGACGGCAAGTCGTCTTATACGTGGATGAAATACGCCACAAGACCGGATGGACTTGACATGTCAGACAACCCGGATTATGTGCCACTGTTAGATTCCACCGGTAGTCCGATTCTGGACAGTGCTGGAGAGCAAATCTATACGGTGACACAGGCGACCTATATCGGCATTGCAACGAATAAGGACACGGCTACAGAAAGCACTAATCCGGCAGACTACACATGGAGCCGGTTCCGTGGCGTTGATGGATATGACGGAAAAGACGGAGAAAACGGCATCCCGGGAAAAGACGGTGAGGACGGAAAGACACAGTACACGCACCTTGCCTATGCCAACAGTGCGGATGGCAAAACAGACTTTTCGGTATC